GGAAGAGGAAATCCGGGAACTGCGCATCGCAGATAACAAGACCAACGAATCACCCTGGGATTATGCGCTTTTGTCCGAAGACCTGGACGGACTCGATTTTGATGGCTTTGATTTTGAATTCGATGCCAAACCGACTCCGGAAGAGGAAAATGATCCGGTGGATGATGATTACGACAAACCGATCCCGGAAAATCCGAAATCCCGTCCCGGTCAGCTGTGGCAGTTAGGACACCATAGGCTGTTGATTGGTGACAGCACAAACCGCGAGGATGTGCAGAGGCTTATGAACATCCATCAAGCAGATTTGTTTCTGACTGATCCGCCATACAATGTGGATTATACCGGCGGGACGGATGATGCCATGAAAATTGAGAATGACAACATGGAGGATGGCGCATTCCAGGAATTTCTGACAGCTGCATTCAGGAACGCAAACGATGTCATGCGACCGGGAGCGGCTTTCTATATCTGGCATGCGGACGGAAACCAAGGCTATAACTTTAGGGCAGCAGCAAGGGATGTCGGCTGGAAACTCAGACAGAACCTTATATGGGTCAAAAACACGCTTGTGCTCGGTCGTCAGGATTACCAGTGGCGGCATGAACCGTGCCTGTACGGATGGAAGGATGGAGCCGGGCATTATTTCACGGATGACAGGACGCAGACCACTGTAATTGACCAACAGATTGACCTCAAAAAGCTCAGCAAGGAACAACTTGTCGAGATGATCAGCAAAATCCTCGGTGAAGGTACACCACAGACCGTCATGTATGAGGACAAACCACAGCGGAACCTTCTGCACCCGACCATGAAGCCGGTCACCCTTGTCGGAAAGATGGTGAAGAACAGCACACAAAAGGGAGAAAATGTGCTGGATCTGTTTGCGGGGAGTGGAAGCACCATGATCGCATGCCAGCAACTGAATCGACGGTGTTTCATGATGGAGCTGGATTGCAGATATGCGGACGCCATCATTGATAGATACGAGACATTCACCGGAGACAAGGCGGTGCTGATCGATGGCTGAATACCTGGATGATGATTTCGAGTTTGATTTAGATTTCAGCCTGGACGGGATCGAGACAATCGAATCCCCTGCGGAAGTAAAACCAGACGAAAAACAGGTCGTGGCTCACCGGAGAGCCGGGCATCGTCATCTGACCCGCAAGGCCGCAAGCGAGCAGGCGCTCCTCAACACGCTGAACTGGCACTTCGAGTCAGGCGAATGCTATCATTGCTTCTCTTTCGGTGATGTGGACTCGATTAGTTACTTCAAGCACGTGTTACGCCAACAGCGAGTCAAATATCTTGCACTCAGCACCTGGTGCATGGCCGCTGAGGATGTTAAGGATCTCCGGGATTGGTGGAAACGTGGAATGATCGGTCGTGTGGATTTCTATGTCGGCGAGATCTTCCAAGGAAGCTATTCGGAAGTCTATGACATGATCTGTGCATTCGCCAGGGAATGTGGCGGACGAGTGGTTGTCTTTCGGAACCACGCCAAAGTGATGGCTGTGGTAGGTGAGCGCTTCGACTGCCTGATCGAGTCCAGCGCAAACGTCAACACAAACCCCAGGAGCGAGAATACCGTGCTGACAGTAGATAGCACCCTGGTAGCAGATTATGTGAAACTGTTTAACGGGATTGTGCCGTTTAACAGGGAGTTCAGGGATGCACCTGTGTACGAGATGCCGGAAAGGAAAGATAACGGGTGATTAAGAACGAAAAAAGGCCTCCGGGGAACCGGGACAAAAATGGCCGATTCGTCTCCCCCATCAATGGGCAGCCTGTCCCGGACAGCGAAGCGAGTCGGGCAAACCGGTTTATAGCGGGCGGAGAACGGGCGAGGAAAGCCGGGAGGGCCTCCGGCGTAGCTCGGCGCGAGAAAGCTGACCTCCGGCGGCTCTGTCAGCTCTGGCTGGAAGAGGAAGTCGGCACCGGCAAGGACGGTGAGAAAATCACTGGTGGCCAGATGATGGTGCGGGTGGCCGTGAAGGAAATTGCAAAGGGCAATCCGCGCTTCTGGGAACTGCTCCGGGACACAGCCGGATATAAGCCCGTGGACAAAGTTATGGTCGCAGATGTCGAACAGAGCGTAATCGACGAAGTGGAAGCCATGGTTATGGAGGCAAACGATGCAGAAAACAATGCGACTTGAAATATACACCGGAGGGGGGTACTATGACCGCGAGATAACATACACCGGGAAAAATCTCACCGAAATAGCAGCTGCGGTACAGCGTGATGAAAATGAACTGCTGGAATATATGCGAACGGGCGATGACAAGGGCGAGAAAGCATTTATATTCCAGGGTTTCATGTTTCGGAAAGCTCCGTTGCTGGCAGCACAAATATCGGAGCCAGATTACTGATGAACAGAAAAGATGCGGTTCATTTTCTGACGCAGAACCCTATGCGATTCGGGCATATGGTCGGCTTTGGAAAACTGACGGAAATGCACAACACATGGATGCGTGAAATGCTGGCCGGGTGCGGTGATATGACTTTGCAATCGCATCGTGGTTCATATAAAACAACATGCGTCTCAATCGTTCTGTCGCTTCTGTTGGTTTTGCTTCCGAATAAGCGGGTATTGTTCATTCGGAAAACCGATGATGATGTAAAAGAGGTCATTGCTCAGGTAAAGAAAATTCTGAGTATGCCCCAGATGGTATACATTGTCTCGTGCATTTACGGGGTAACGCTGAAAATGCTGACAAACAATGCGTTGGAGGTCAGCACAAACCTGACTACTGACACAAGAGGCACCGCGCAATTGGTCGGTATGGGCACTGGCGGCAGCATTACAGGCAAGCATTTTGATTTCATTTTCACAGACGACATTATCAACCTGAAAGACAGAACATCAAAGGCAGAACGTGACCGAACCAAAGCCATATACCAGGAATTACAGAACATCCGCAATCCGGGCGGGCGAATCATCAACACCGGAACGCCATGGCACCCGGAGGACGCATTCATGCTCATGCCGGAGCCGGAGCGCTGGGACTGCTATCAAACAAAGATGCTGTCTGACGCCCAGATCGAAAAGCTCCGGCATAGTATGGCACCATCCCTTTTTGCTGCCAACTACGAGCTGCGGCATATCGCCAGCGAGAACTCATTGTTTACTACACCGCCGACGTTTACAGCCGATGTAAGCCTGCTCCGAGATGGCATAGCGCACGTTGACGCGGCATACGGTGGCGAGGATTACACGGCATTCACCTGCGGAAAGCGCGTAGATGGAAAACTGTATTTGTACGGAAGAATCTGGCAAAAACATGTTGACACCGTGCTGGATGTAATCGTCGCAGAATCGAAGCGCCTGCAATGCGGGCCGATATACTGCGAGAAGAATGCAGACAAGGCTTTCCTGGCGAAAGAAATCATTAAGCGAGGGTATGCAGCATCCGCGTACAACGAGAAGGAAAACAAGTACATCAAGATCAGCACATACCTGCGCAAGTGGTGGAACGACATCATCTGGCTGGAAGGAACCGATCAGGAATACCTGGCGCAAATCATGAACTACACCGAGGATGCAGAGCATGACGATGCGCCGGACAGCGCTGCGGTAATATGCCGACGGTTTGACCCGCAGAGCGATGAAGACTACAAATCCCCGTTTGGAGGTTGATGCACAATGATAACGTGGCAGGATTACGAAAAAGCCGCTGACAAGGTGAAGTGGATCGGGCAGGCCATCGGCCAGTATCGCCGTTCTGATGAATACAAGCAGGTGCTCATTGAGGACGAATACGAGCAAGGCCTGGACACAACCATCCGGGAAACCGTGAAGATGATCTACCAGGTAACCGGTGTCGCGGTGCCTGATTTCACCGCTGCCAACAACCACATCAGCAGCAATATCTTCCACCGGCTCAACACCCAACGGGCGGCATACCTGCTGGGGAATGGCGTTTCTTTTGCCGGGAAAAAGCAGCAGCTTCAGGCGGACGGCACCACCGCGACGGTAGACGCTACAAAGAACGTGCTGGGGCCGAGGTTTGACCGTGTTTTGTACAATGCACTATACTGGGCGCTTTGCAATGGCGAGAGCTATCTGTACATGCACCGTGGGCATACGGCAGACGGCTGGGAATATCATCTCTTCCGGAAAAAGGACTTCCTGGCGCTGAAGGACGAAAACACCGGCGATTTGCGCGGAGGAATCCGGTTCTGGTCGTTGGACTGGCGCAAGCGTCCTATTGTGGCGGAGCTGTACACCGAAGAGGGCGTGACGGTTTATCGCACCGAACCGGGCAAGTATGGCCTGAGCGCTTTGCAGGAATCGGAGCCGCTGCGGCCATACCTGGAAACCGTGCAGATCAGCGCTGCGGACGGCGAGGAAGTCATCGGCGCGAGCAATTATCCGCACTTGCCTATTTTCCCGCTCCAGGTGAACGAGACCGGCAGCTCTGACCTCGTGTTTCTGCGTCCCATCATTGACGCGATTGATATGATCCTGTCTGGCTTTGCCGACGATCTGCACGATTGCAGCGAGATGTACTGGACGGTCAGCAATGCCATGGGCATGTCGGATAACGCGCTGACAAAACTCCGTGATCGGATGCGGATGCTTCACTTTGTGGCGGTGGACAGCGACCAGGCCATTACACCCGTATCACAGGAAGTTCCGCACCAGGCACGTCAGGCCGCGCTGGACACGCTTCAAAACAAGCTATACTCAGAGTTCGGAGCGCTCGACCTGGGGCTGATCCAGGCCAGCGCGACAAACGACCACATTGCAGCGGCATACAAGCCAATGGACGAGGAAGCAGACAATCTGGAATTCTATCTGATTCCGTTTGTCCAGGACATCCTCCGTACCATGCTGGACATTGAGGACACGCCGATCTTCGAGCGGAGCCGGATCACCAACGAGAAAGAACGCGTCGAGATGATAAGTATGGTCGCAGAGCACCTTGACGAGCGCACTCTACTGGGCAAGTTGCCGTTCCTGACCGTGGATGAGGTGGAAAACGTGCTGCTGGCAAAGGAATCTGAGGACACCGCACGGTTTGCAGATCAGAATAAGCAGCATGAAGACGAGCTGGACGAGCCGGAGGAGTAAAGCATGAGCGCAGGCGACGATGCCACCGAGCGCCGGTACAGAGCGCTTCAAAGGCGGATAAACCGTGAGTACAAACAGGCCCAGGAAGAGCTGACCGAAAAGCTACATGAGTTTACCGCAAAATACGAAAAGCAGGATCAGGCCAAACGGAAGCAGCTGGCGGAAGGGAAGATCACCGAACAGCAATACCGCAACTGGGTAAAAGGCCAGGTGTTCCAGGGCAAGCGATGGCAGGAGCGGGTGGATCAGGTGGCCCGGCAGCTCACCAAAGTGGATGAGACCGCCACCGCTATTGCCAACGGCACGCGCCTGGGAGTGTTCGCGGACAATGCCAACTTTCAGAACAGCGAAGCGGAAAAGGCGCTGGGCGTCCGGTTCGACCTATACGACAGCGCCACCGTGGCCAGACTGCTGGATGAACAGCCGAACCTGCTCCCGCCCCGGAGGGTGAAGCGCAGCACGGACATCCCGTGGTATCACAAACAGGTGGCCAATGCCGTGACACATGGTATCCTCCAGGGCGAGAGCATTGACAAGATCGCAAAGCGAATCGGCGAACAGACCGGCGAAACCAGCCGCAAGGCCATGCTCCGCAATGCCCGCACCGCCATGACCAGCGCTCAGAACGCCGGACGGATGGAGGCCATGCATCAGCAGCAGGACATGGGCATCCGGGTGCAGAAAAAGTGGATTGCCGCCAACGACAGCCGCACAAGGGAAGCGCACCAGCAGCTGGACGGCCAGACGGTGGACGTGGACGAGCCGTTCAAGTCCATCCTGGGCGAAATCCTCTTTCCTGGCGATCCTGCTGCGCACCCGGCGAACGTGTACAACTGCCGGTGTGCGCTGGGGTATGTGTATCCGAAATATCAGCCGGAGATTGAACGCGGGACGGAGGAAGAGATACTGGCAGAGGAAAGAGAGAACAGGGAGCAAACGCAAGGTGTAGTTGCGCCTGAGTTTGTTCCAGTACAAGGGCATGACATTTCTGCGACATGGCAACGCAGACCAGACAAGTTCAAATTTGAGATTGAAGACACCATAAATGCACAAGGATTTGACGGCTTGCCTCGTATTGTTAGCCCGGAGGAATTTGATGAATTTGTAAAACAGGCAAATGGGGGAGAGGGCTTCATTGCTCAACGAAGTTATACTGCGCCAGACCAAGAAACATTGGACGCATACCGCAAAATGTTGTATGAGGGGAAATGGTACGTTGATTGTTCGACTGGAGGCGCTCAATACGGTCAGGGGATGTACTGCGCGGCAGATTATACTGGCGAACTATCAGACGGTATAATTGAGGAAATGGAGCATTATACAAAACTTGGCCAGAATAGATCAAGAGGCGAAGCAAGAGAAATTGCAAGGAAAAAGGTCTGGCAGGAGGCTCTCGCTGATGCTGATTCTGATTTGGAACGAGCTTTTGTAAAAGATTTAATGCATGAGGCCAGCGATGAAGAAAGAAGAATGCTGCGCCATACAACGGACGAGCAAGACGATTATTTATCTAATAAGTTTAGCAAATGGTTTAGAAAAGCCAATGAGGCGCAAGAGATTGAAGCAGTATCTTATATCGAGACACTTACACTTGACCGGAGCGCAAAAATTATTGAATACGGCGACTTAGTGGAAAAGAGAATACAGTTCCATGATGATTTTGTCGCAAGAGATACAGATAAAGTTATTGCCGACCAATTGTCCTTTGCGGGGTTACAAGACAATAAAGATGCTGTGACGTTCATGCGTTTCCAACTTGGGTATGGCGATGTTGATTGGGATACGGCGTCTGCCGCAAGAGCAAAACTAACAAAAGAACAGATATTTGATATCAGCGCGCTACAACCGCAAACACATGACGCGGTATCAAAATCAAGAGCCGATTTAGAAATTGAGTATTCAGGAAAGTATCAAGACCTTGACATAGGTGCGCTGGCGACCCTTTGGGGATATGATGCTATAAATTCTGGCGGTCATGGTCGGTCAGGCTCTTATACTGTTGTTCTCAACAGAACAAAACTTATAATCAGGAGGCCAGACAATGATTGAGTTCAAAAGAAACAAGGATACAGGCAGGCTTGAGGTTTGGAAGGACGGCAAAAAAACTGGTGAGGTTGTGACTATGGGAGATGAGGTGATGAACAATGGCAATAAGCTCCCAAAGCAATCTGGGCGAAGCATAAAGGCAACGGATGATAATAGAAAATGAGGTGACACCCTATGGCTGAAGTCCATTTTACCACCAACCTCTCCACCGCTCTGCGCGGCACCGAAGCAGCGGCCCGCCGGGCGCTGGAGATCATCGGCGGCATGGCAGAGACATACGCGAAGGAAACCGTGCCGGTGGATACTGGCAGACTGAAGAACAGCATCACCCACGAGGTGGAAGGCGATGGCAGGGCGGTGGTGATCGGCAGCAATGTGGAGTATGCCCCCTTTGTGGAGCTGGGCACCGTGAAGATGAGCGCCAGGCCCTATCTCCGCCCGGCGGTGGAGAACCATACCGCCGAATACCAGAACGTGCTTGAAACGGAATTCCGCAACGGATGACCAGACGGCCCTGCTGAACAGCAGGGCTTTTTGCGTGAGAAAATGCGCGACTTATCCATTTTGGAATGGTCGGGAGTGTTTTTTTATGCTATGAAATAAGCGAAGAGCCGAAGCACTGGCTCGCAAGGCTCCCGCTTTGGGCCGAAGCACTGGCCCCGAAGCACCGTGCGGGAGAGTTTACAACGATTGCCTTCTGTAGGGCCGAAGCACTGGCCCCGAAGCACCGAGGAGGGAATGACATGGGATTCTCAAGGAGTTTTTTGAAGTCTGCCGGACTGACCGACGATCAGATCAGCGCTGTCATGGAGGAGCACAACTCCGTCGTGGCTGCACTGAGTAAGCAGCGCGATGATTACAAGGCGGATGCGGAGAAGTACAAGGCCGACGCTGACAAACTGCCTGGTGTTCAGAAAGAGCTGGACACGCTGAAGGGCGGCGAGGATTACAAGGCAAAGTACGAGAAAGAGCATACCGACTTCGAGGCCTACAAGACCCAGGTGGCGAAGGATGCGGAGGACGCGAAAATCCGCGCGGCCTATCGCAAACTGCTGTCAGAGGAAAAGATCAGCGAAAAACGGCTGGATTCTATCATCAAGGTGACGGATTTCAGCGGCATGAAGCTGGACAAGGACGGCAACCTGGAAAACGACAAAGCACTGCGTGAGAGCATCGGCAAGGATTGGGCAGACTTCAAGGTGACGCAGCGGGAACGCGGCCCGCAGGTCAATACTCCGCCAGCACCGGACAACAATGGCGGCTCCGCGCTGGGAGAAATCCGGCAGATGACCGCGAAATGGCATGCTGCAAAGTATGGCAGCGTACCGACTCAAGAGAAAGGATGATCTGAATGTCTTTTATTCAGAACGGCACCGGTCTGGGCTATGCCCCCGGCTGGTTCCTGGCGGAAGCGGACTGCTCCAGGCAGACCCGTACCATTCCGCAGAACCATGCGCAGGTAAAGACCACCGCTGAAGGCGGCAAGTATGTGCCTATGGGCGCTGTGTTCCCGTCCAATGACGCGAACGCCATCGGCATTGTGTACGAGGATGTGGATGTGACCACCGGCGCGATGCCCGGCTCCGTGGTGACCGCTGGCGTGATCTACGCTGACCGCCTGCCCACCGCCCTCGCCAGCGCGGCAAAGACCGCCCTGGAAGGCAAGGGTTTCACTATCATTACCGCTGTTCCGACCGTCACGCGTCCGAACAACACAAGCATCGGCAGCATGACCGCGCTGACCGTGGCCTCTGCGGCTGGCACCGCCGCTGGCGATACCGCCGTCACTGTGACCGGCTACACGCTGGGCAGCGGCGAGAAGTGGGCGTACAAGGTCGCCTCTGACAACGCGCCGACCATCGGCTACAACGTGATTGCCGACTTCACTTGGACGGAGTGGGACGGCACCAGCGACATCACCGCGACGACCGGCAAGAAGATCGCCGTGATCGCGGTGGACGCGGACGGCAGAGCGAAGGCTTACGGCAGCGCCACCGTGACCGCGAAGTCCTGAGAAGGGAGGGGAAAAGCATGACTCAGAATTTTGAGAACAACATCCTCGGCTTTATCAAGCCGGAGGATTGGCTCCAGGTCGGCTTTGACGTGGAGCGCCCGGCTGATCCCACCTCCGAAGTGTGGGGCGATGTAAAGACCGACAACCTGGTGGCCTACTGGGAGAGCCTCGCTGCGGAATACAATCTGCCGGTTATGGCCCAGTTCCATGCCTTTGACACGGAAGCCCAGAAAACGCTCCGTTTCCCTGTTGATGTGCACAACATCGAAAAGGGCCTCATCAAGGTCAAGATTGACCAGTCCGAACGGATGCGGGCGCTGCTCCTGCGTGGTGTGAGCGCTCAGAGCGAGCTATACGAGCGCGTCCTGCGTGATGGCTACAACCTGGCGGAGCAGGTCTTCACCCGTGCTGTCGTGGCAAAGAATGAGGTGCTGGCCACCGGCAAGACCACGATCAAGGAAAACAATCTCGATCTGACCGTGGATTATGGCGTCCCCGCTGCGAACACCGCGAAGACACTGGATTTCGGCGAAGGCGCTACCGATCCTGTGGATGAACAGCTCCTGGCCCTGACCGAGGAAGCTACGTCTGCGGGCTATCCAATTGATACGCTGTATACCAGCAAGCAAGACCTCAACCGTCTGCGTAAGGATGCAGGCATTCAGAAAGCGATCAATGGCGCGATGATGGTTGGTCAGCTTGTGCGTGAGTCTGATCTGCGGCAGTACATGTCCGAGGAATACGGCATCAATCGCATTATCACCCAGGACGGTGTCTACAGCCTGCCCCTGACCATGGGCAGCAATGGCCGCCCGGTGATTACCAGCAAGCGCCTGTACCCCACCGGCAAGTATACCTTCATGCACACCGGCGGCGGCAAGATCGGCGACGGCCTGTGGGGCGATCCGCCTGAGGTGACCGCTTCGAAGTTCATGGACGTGAGCGGCAGCGAAGTCAGCCCCTATGTCTATGTCAGTCAGTACGCGGAGAATGATCCGGCTGTGGTCTGGACGAAGGCCAGCGCCCTGTTCATGCCCGTGCTGTACAATCCGAACGCGCTGTATGTGGCGTCCTATGCCAATACGGCGGCTGGTTAATGGCATACACAGCGGTGGTGCGATTCCGGGACTTGGAGGATGGGCACGTGTACGAGACGGGCGAAGCATTCCCGCATGACGGCAGGCCTATTCCCCAGGCACGGCTGAAAGAGCTTGCCGGGAGCGATAATCGCTCCGGCAGGCCGCTTATCAGCGGTGAAGCGGACAAACCGGCAGAGACAATCGCACCGGTAAAGGCCGCACGTCGAGCCGGAAGAAAGCAGTAAAGGGAGTGGAGACAGTGCTTGAAAGGGTGTGCCTGTACCTGCACAATTTCTTCGTACAGAGTGTGCACACGGGGGACTACTCAATTGCAAACGGCGCTGTCTCCATTTCTTTCCTGAAAGAGGGACAGCGGTTCTGGATTCATGGCAGCTCACTGAACGACGGCATATACACCTGGCACGCGGACGGCATTAAAGACGCCGACGATGCCGGTGAGGCGGGAATCTCTGACGAGGACTTTAACGGAGATGTCTGTGCGCTTGCAGTTCCCTCCTCCCTGCTGGCGCTGGTATCGGAGATGCGGGCATGGGAAGCCGCTCACAGTGATGCAATAAATAGCCCGTACCAGAGCGAGTCTGTGATCGGAGTGTATTCATACACAAAAGCAAGCGGCAGCGGAGACGGCAGCACGGGCGATCCTGTGCTCGATCAGTTCCGTGGGCGGCTTGCGCCATGGAGGAGGACGAGCCTATGAGCCTGCTGGACAGCATGATGACTGCATGCACAATGCTGGACAAAACCACGGTGTCTGACGGTGTATTCGGTTTTCAGACCGTATACGTTGACGGTGCACCTTTTCAGGCCACTATCATCAAGGATAACTCGATGGAGGCCAGAACGGCAGAAAAGCAGGGCGTCACCGAGGTTTATACCGTGGTCACGGCAAAAGGCACCGCGCTGCATTATCACGACGTTTTCCGCCGGGATAAAGACGGCCAGGTGTTCCGGATAACAAGCAATCAGAAAGACGATGAGGCCCCGGCTGCGTCCACCGTGCAGATCGGCAAAGTGACCGCCGAAAGGTGGGAGCTTCCTACATGATGGAAACCGCAAAAGCGTTAAGCAAATGGCTCGCGCAATTCGGCTTGCCGGTGTATCTGGCGCAAGACATTCCTGATGAGGCGGAGCTTCCGTACATCACAATTCCGCTTACAGAGCCGGAGTGGCGGCAACAGGCATCGTTTTACATTCAGGTATGGTATCGCACCAAGTCGAATGTCGAACCGCTGGAAAAGGCGGATGAAATAGCCGGAACAATAGGCGAGGGCATCCGTATTCCGTCCGTTGGCGGCACTATGGTGCTGTGGCCGTCCTCGCCACTGATCCAGATGCTCGTGGATGGCGACGTTCGCAGTGCATATATCAATCTATCAATTAACTCATACCATATGCCGGGTGTTTAACCCGGAGGAAGGAAGGTGTAATACATGGCAGCTCCTGGGCTTACTTCTCCGATTCGCAGAGAGGCATTCGATAATCTGCAGCTCAATGCTGGCATTTTCCTGATTGACTTCGATTACAGCAATGCGGCTAATGCGGAAGCGGTAAAACTTTCGATTAGCTCCGCAATT